GCCCGTTCATCCATGCTTTGCCGTTCCCGGACCAGCGCCTCGTATTTCTCCGGATCGTAATCGTATTCGGACAGCTCGCCGAGCACGTCCCGGATGGCATCCTTGATCAGCGCGGAGCATTCCTCCGCTGTATCGCAGAGGGAAACCTCAACAGCCAGCCGACCCGGCAGAGAAAGCAGGGCATTCTTCACGGTGTCGATCAGCTCCTGAGTGAAGACCTGCACATCTTCTGATCTGTGCATCTTTCCCTTCAGCTCCTGCGCCTGGAGCTCTGCCACGGTGGCCTTCGCCACTTTGAGCTTTACTTCAGCCGCGGTACGGGCTTTGTCCATCTTTTTCTCATCAGCAGTCTTTTGTTTGCTCTGCAGAAGATCGATGTATGCATGGACGTTTTCAATCAGGAACAGTTTCCCTTTGTCAGCAGTCCGGAAGTTGCCGTCTTGAACAAGCTGCTGAACTCGCCTTGCGGTAACACCGAGGATAATGGCCATGGTCGTTGTGTTGACAACCGTGTCATCAGAAATATCCGGAGCAACGTTATTGTCCACTTCGTTTTCCTGTACCTTATCCATAGGTGTTTTTGCTCCTTTCTCAAAAGGTTTAAGGCACGAATCCTGTTCTGCAGCAAACCGTCCGCAAGGTCAGGACAAGTCATCGTTTTTGCTCCAAGCGTAACGAAATTCCAGATTTTTTTCTCCAGTATCGTAGCGTTTTTTGGGGGGCGAACAGGCGCAGTCGTTTTTCCCAGCGCGGACAGTACCTTTTTCTCCATCCGAGATGCCAGATGGTGGTGCCGGTTTTTCCGGTAGCCGGGGCGGGAGCGGCCTTCGTCCGCGGCGTGCGCTGAGCAAAGCCACGAGCGCGAGCGGCGCGGGGCGGCGTGTGGTGGTTGTGGGTAAGGGTGTGGGGTGTACTCGGCTTTGGAGGGGGCATGCCCATGTGTACGCCCCCTCCTTCCGAGCGTGGTATATCACAGGTACGTGATGATCTCGGCGCGGTTATAGCCGTTTGCGCCTCGTGTCATGATCTCGAGGAAGTCATCACGAGTGAAGTCCGACAGACGGAACACCTCCTCGGGCGTCATGCCCAGCTCCTTGGAGATCTCTTTGATCTCCTTGCCGGAGTCGAGCAGCTCTTTCACAATCGCCTTCATCGGCTCCAGCAGGTGGGTGCCTCTGGCGCGGTTGTGGGTGATTGTTCCGTAGATATCGTCTGCGCGGTCCGTATGATTTACGAACACAACTGGCACCTGTCCGTGGAGCTTCGTCAGAAGTGGTTCTCTTCCGGAGACCGTCCATCTGTGGAAGCCGTCAATAATTGTGTAATCAGGTCGGCACACTATAGGCAGGGTCCATCCGTTTGTCAGGATAGATTGGATCAGGAGCTTGAGATTATCCTCGGATACTTTGTTGGGGTTATAATCGTTCGCTTTTAGAAGTTTACGATCGACCCACTTTAGGGATTGCAGGGGGGCGAAGACATCAATATTCTGCACTGGTTTTCACCTCCCTTCGTTTGGAGGTTTCAGCCTTGGCAGTCTGAACGAATTCGCTGGCCCAGTTGGTGATGATAGCCCGGAGTGTTCTGAGCTTCGGATCTCCGGCGATGATGCCCTCATACATCTTCTTGTAGATCTTCGTGGAGGCTGTGCCGTTCATCTTCACGTACTGGCGCTTGTATGCCTGGCCAACCTTCTTCCGATCCGGGGAGATGAATGTGTCATCGAACTTGTCAAAGAGCATTTCCTTGACCAGCGCACGGTAATCCTTCTTCTCCTGATCCGCTTCCAGGCTCCGTCTCTTCCGGGTATTCCGCTTGAACATTTCCGAATCCCAGTAGAGCATGACCATGTAGGCGTTCGGTTCCCGCCGTTCAATTCGCGCCCAAAGGTCGGGGTTGATAGCGGCGATGTGCCGGAGGCCGGCGCAGCTGTCCGCGGCGAAGAAGTTGCTGAGGCGCATCTGAGGCCGGTTCATCCCATCCCGGTAAAGATCCATGTAGGCCTCCGGGAAATGGAGATGATGCTCTTTGATGTAGAGCCAGACATCCGTGTCCTTCCAGTCGTAGATCGGAAGCACGTAATACTGCTGGCCCGTGGCCCCGCCGTTCATCTTCGACCGGGCGATATTCCGAAGGCGCTGCACACTCTCGCTGGCCCGGACGCCCATCAGGATGATGCCATCGTTCATGGCGATGGAGCAGAATGTCTGATAGTTCATCTCGCCGGGATAGTGCAGTGCCGGATGCTGAAGGATGGCGAAGGGCGGAGGGTCTCGGACCCATACGCTTTCCTTGCCGGGCTCCCAGGTGATCCACCGCTCATTGCTCTGCAGCTGATGAAAGCAGGACACCTGTTTGAACGGGAGACAATACCAGTCGAATCTCACGCCCAAATTTGAAAACAAACCATGCCACTGATAGGCCATCTGCTCCATGGAGGGGTAGATAGCTTCCTCATCGATGAAGAAGACTGTCAGCTGCTTCGGATCGATCTTGCCCTGTTTGATCAGGGAATAGACGATGTGGCACATGCACAGGCTGTCTTTTCCGGAAGAGAAGGCGATATACACCTTCACGCCGTTGGAAAAGGCGTTCATGATCCTGGCCACAGCAGCTTCCACCACAGACATGGAGCTCTGTTTCCGTTTGATCGCCATGGCCATCACCTCACAGGGATGTGATGACCGCAGTTCGGGCAAACAATGTAGGAGCCCTCAGAAGGCGTTTCTGGCGCTTCCGTCTTCTGGACTGGTGTTTCCTCGGCTTTCGGCGCAGGCGAAGCGGATGGCCCGAAATTGCCAGCCTCGTGTGCCTCCTCGTGCCGCTTCATGGAATTCAGGGAAGATTCGGTGAAGGTGCCGTAATCGGTGACCAGCTCATCGATCTCCTGCGTGTCGGCCAGGAGCGTTTCCAGCAGATCCTCATCATATCCGGGGATGTCCACGTCTCCCAGCTCCCGGAGCCATTCATCGAAGACTTCCAGGTTATCGGTGCCCAGCGTGTATACCTTGTTATCGGCCAGCATCAGCTTCTTCTTCTGGGCTTCGGTCAGATCGGTGCGCTTCAGCACTGCCGCTTCCGTCTTGCCCATGGCCACCATGGCCTCATACAGGCCGTTGCCGCAGAGGATGACGTTGTTCTCGTCCACCACAATGGGCCGGATCTGGTCGAACATGTCCACGCTGCGCTGAAATTCCTTCAGCTGACGGTCCGTATGGATCCGGCAGTTCTTCTCCGGCCGCTTCAGATCGGCCAGCTTCATGTTGGTGATCTTCATTTGCCCGTCACCTCCTCGAGGAAGGCCAGGGCGCTGTCGATCTTCTCAGCTGCGCCTCTGATGATGTCCGGATCGATCTCCCAGACTTCGCTGTAGCCCTGGTGCAGATCCTCCATGTACATCCGAGATGGCCAGGGATGCGTCCCGCAGCGGAAGCCGTTCTTCCATCCGTAGATCGGCGGGAGCTTCAGCTCATGGTAATGGATGTACGCCAGGATCATCTCGTGCGGCCAGTCTGCCAGCGGCGCGTACCGCACTTCGCCGGAGTTCTTCCGGATGACGTTGTCCTTCCCGCAGACGTTGCCGTCCGCTTTCCGGTGGCCAACCAGAATCAGATCCAGCTTGTGGTCGAAGAAATACTGCGTGAAGGCTTTCCGCTGTACGCCGGAATACCAGGCGTTCAGCTCCTTGCCCTTCGGGAAGATCATCTCCTGATGCTTGGCCAGCCAGTCCAGGTTCTGTCCGGTGGAGATGACCTCGCAGCCCTCCGGAAGATTCGACAGGCACCAGCCCATGAATTCCGGATATTCCAGCTCAGTGTGGGCGAACATGCAGTCCGTGATTCCCACCTGTCTGCAGATGTCGGAGAGGACCAGGCTGTCCTTGCCTCCGCTCCAGCAATAGGCCGCCTTCTTGCCGTTGGTGTGCTTCCGGATATCAGCTTTCACGGCCTTGACGGCTTTCTCAAGTTCCTCCGGAGAGACCAGCTCTTCGATCCGGTCGAAGGCTTCCTTCCAGAGGTTATTGTCAATGCGCTGTTTGCGCCCGAGGATCAGGTTCATGCTCTCTTCACCTGCCTTTTCTCCCAGAGATACCAGCAGATAGCGAAGAGGATGGCAGCCCCGACAAAGTAGATCCGGACGCTGGCCATCAGCGTCCACATTCCCATCACTCCGAGCGGCACCAGGAACGCCCATCCGGCAATCATTCCGGCGTTGATCCCGAGTCCGACCTTCTTTCCGAAGGCGATGTAGATGGAATACATGGAGCTGGACAGGGTGGAGGCGCCGATGATAGTGATCAGGAATGCCTTGACCACGTTCAGCGCCGGGGAGAACTGAACCCATGCCAGCGGGAAGATGATGGCCATGTAGATCCCGAAGAAGATGCCGCCGAAAGTGAACGCCCTCTTGACGTTGATCTTGTGCGTCCCGTCCTCGTT